GGATTTCCCTGCTTCAGGAACAGTTTTAATAGATGATGAGCGTATTGCTTATACAACAAATACTACAGGAACAGGAACTTTATCAGGATTAACAAGAGGATCAGATAACACTACAGCTGCGTCACACTCTGATGGAGCAACAGTAACTGATGCTTCTGAATATACTAAATGGGGTGCATCGCAAACAGGTGATATTATTACAGCTCCAGGTTTATGGTCCTTGGACAATTATGGAAATAAATTGATTGCAACTATCGTGGATGGTGCAACTTTCGAATGGGATTCAAACGCAACAGGTGCTACTTCTACAAGAGCAACCATTATTGCTAATTGTCCTACTGCATCAACACAAACATTAGTATCTACTCCTGATAGACACTTAATTTGTTTTGGAACAGAAACTACAATTGGTACAACTAGTACACAAGACGATATGTATATTAGATGGTCAGATCAAGAATCAATTGATGCAACAACTTCTTGGACTCCTTCCGCAACCAATACTGCTGGTACACAAAGACTGGCCGATGGAACACGGATCGTGGGAGCGATAAGAGGTCGAGACGCTATTTATGTTTGGACTGATACATCTTTATTTATTATGAGATTTGTTGGTGCACCTTTTACTTTTTCATTCCAACAAGTTGGAACGAACTGTGGATTGATTGGAAAGAATGCAGCTGTTGAGGTTGATGGTTCTGCTTATTGGATGTCAGAAAATGGTTTTTTTAGATATACTGGTAAACTAGAATCTTTAGCATGTTTAGTTGAGGACTATGTTTACGATGATATTAACACAGTTCCTAAAAATCATATTTATGCAGGGCTAAATAACCTATTTGGTGAAGTAACTTGGTTTTATCCTGGTAGTGGTGCTGCATCTAATAATAGATCAGTAACATATAACTTTATGGATTCAACACCAGAGCGTCCAGTATGGACTACAAGCTCATTAGCTAGATCTACTTGGTTTGACTCTTCTATATTTGGAAAACCACATGGTACTGAATACGATTCAAGTGCTACAAGTGATGCAACCGTTGGTAATACGGATGGTGTGACTATTTACTTTGAACATGAAACAGGACAAGATCAAATTAAAGCAGGAACAAGAAGTGCTATTACAGCAAACATTCAATCAGGAGATTTTGATTTATCTTTAACACAGGGTGGTGGACCAGATTTAAGAGGTGATGGTGATTATATGATGAAAATTAGAAGAGTGCTTCCAGACTTTTTAACTCAAACTGGTAATGCAAGAGTTACATTAAACTTAAAAAATTATCCAACAGATTCAGAAGCAAGTTCTTCATTAGGTCCCTTTACATCTACAACAAGTACAACTAAAATAGACACACGTGCAAGAGCAAGAGCGATAGCTTTAAAGATAGATAACACAGGACAAAAACAACATTGGAAACTTGGTACGTTTAGATTAGATATACAAGCGGACGGGAGAAGGTAATGGGCATAGAAATTAAAGGAAAAAGTCGTAGACTATTAACTCCAGAAGAGGTTTTACAAAAGTTAAAAGATACTGATCCAGATAAAGAACTTAGAAAAAAAGGTAAATTACCACCTTTAAAAATATATAACAAAAAGAATAAAAAAAATGGCTAGAATTGTACAATCATTAACACAACCTTTAGAAAAATACGATCAACAAATACAACAATCGTTTGTTAGAGATGTTGATAGTATCGTGCAAAAATTAAACACATCCTTTCAACAGGATTTAAAAGAGGAGGCGGAAGCAGAAGCTTTCTTTTTTGGATAATGGCTAATACATTTGTAAACAAAAAGAAGGATTTGACTAGTAATAGTGCTACTACATTATACACTGTGCCTAGTGCGACAACAGCTGTTATAAAATCAATACTAGTATCTGAAGACTCAGGTAATGCTGATACTATAACAGTTACACTAACTGATACAGATGACGCTGTTTTTAGTCTTTTTAAGACTAAATCTATATCAGCTAATGGAACAACCGAATTACTATCTGCACCCTTGGTGGCTGCAGAAAGCGAAGTGATAAAAGTAACCGCAGCAACCGCAAATAGACTACATGTGGTTTTATCTGCGCTCGAAATTAAGCCTAGAGAAGTTACATCATAGGCTTGATTTACTTGTAAAAAACAAGTATTATTATAAACCCAGGTGAAATTCCTGCCTTTTAAAATTAACACATAAAAAATTATGGCTATAAATTATAACGCAGGAATAAATTCAATTGACGCAGGTGCACCAGATATAAAATATACAGGTGACGAAGGACCAAAATCTCCAGATCAAATGAAACTTGAAGGCATTATGCAAATGGCTTCTGATGACGCTAACGAAAGAGTGTTAGAACAAATATTTGAACAACTTCTAGAAGAAGGTTTTTCTCCAGAAGAAGCTGCTATCAAAGCTAGAGAAATATTTGATCAAAGAGCCATGGCTACTGGTGGGAGAGTTGGATATGCTGGTGGACAATTAGTTAAATCAAGTGGCGATGGTAAACGTCCAGGTTATGCTGGATGGGATTGGTCAGATGCCGATATGGATATGGGAAGTGGTTATCATGGTAAATCTACACCAACTGCTCCTTCAAAAAGTACACCCGATAAAAGAGACATTGCTATGGGACATGGTTCAAAAACAAGAGGCGAAACCATAACTGATCCAGAAGTATTAAAGGAAGTAATTAAAACTGATTTAGGTGGTAGAGCCGAGAAAGATCACGCATTAGAAGATCAAAGACTAGAAAACATAGATATTATAGAAGACTTTTCAAGCCCTCCATATCCACCTGTTACAGGTCCATGGTGGGCTCAAGGTCTTCAAGGTCTTTCAAATTGGACAACTGAAAGAAATAGAAAATGGTTTGCTGACAATGTTTTAAGAGCAGGAAAATTAGGTTATGGTTATGGAAATATAACTGACGAAAATTTTGATTTAGAAGAAGCTTATCAAAAATACATGGCAGATAGACTGGCTGGTAAAATAGATGCAATGGGCAACCCTATTCTTGGATATGGAAGAGATGACGACCGAGCTAGTATGACAGAAGCAGGAACTGATCCAACACCAGATCCAGGAGATCCAGGAGATCCAGGAGATCCAACAATTCCTACTGATCCAGTTAATTTAGCTAATCTAACTCAAGATTATACAGACCCATCTTTTGCTAATCCGTGGTTCTACGGTAAAGGAACAATAACATTAGCAGATGGCGGTAGAGCAGGATACGCTGGCGGTGGAATAGCAGATTTAAGACAAGGATATTTCTTAGGTAAACTTGTTAAAAAAATTACAAAAGGAGCTAAGAAAGCTTTAAAAAATCCAATAATTAGAACAGCACTGTTAGCTGGAATTGGAGCCTATGGATTAAAAGGCATGGGTGGTGGAGGCTGGAATCCTTTTTCAGGATGGGGTATGGACGCTTTAAAAAAAGGAGCAACTAAAACATTTTTAAAAGATGCAGCAGGAGGATGGGGACCAGGAAATTGGAATCCATGGACAACAACTGTGCTACCAGCAGTTGCAGGTGGTTTGTACACAGCTATGTCCGGAGATAAAGATGATGAACCTGAATGGTTAAAAGAATGGAAAAGAAAATATCAAGCAGGATTGACAGAATTTGCACCTATAGGACAACCAGAAACTTGGGAATCAATTAGATTCGCTGATGGCGGAAGAATTGGGTATGCTGGTGGTGGAGATAGATACGAAGCAAAAATACAAGAATTAATGGCTAAAGGTTTAAGTAGAGAATTAGCTGAAGCGTTAGTTATATCAGAATTATCTCCAGAAGCTTATAATATTATACCAGAAGACAAAGCTCAAGGCGGAAGAATTGGGTATGCTGGTGGTGGAAATAACGATGAAGAAGGTCATAGATCAGCTGCATTGTCAGCTATGTATGGAATGAGAAGAAGGGCTAACGAAGGTGGTATAATGATGGCTTCAGCACCTGATCCTATGGATGCACTTAATGATATGTCAATGAATATTTTTAAAAAACCATTAAATGAATTAACAGAAGAAGAATACGAAATGCTTATGGAAATAAATATGGATTTAGTTGATAAATCAATGGCTAGACCAAGAATGATGGCTCAAGAAGGTGGGCTCATGGACCTTGGTGGTATGGAAAAAGATTATAGAAACGAAGGTGGCTTCGTACCAATAGGTGGACAAGAGCGAGCCGATGATGTTCCTGCAAGACTAAGTAAAAATGAATTTGTATTTACAGCTGATGCTGTAAGAAATGCTGGAGGTGGAGACATTGACAAAGGCGCAGAGATTATGGAAAATTTAATGGAAAATTTAGAAAAAGGTGGTAAAGTATCTGAAGAATCTCAAGGATTAGAAGGAGCAAGAGATATGTTTGCTACTGCACAAAGATTAGAAGGAGTAATGTAATGGCTGTAACCGAGCAACGAGCACTGTATAACCCACAGATAGAAGCATTAGCTGAAAAGTACGCTTCGGCTATGGGTGCAAGAGCCGCAACACCATTTACGGCTGCAGATATTACAGCAATGGCTCCAAAGGTTGCGCCGCAAACAGCGTTGCAACAACAAGCAACTACATTAACAGGGCAAGGATTAGGTGCTTATCAACCTTATGTAGGTAGAGCAGACACAGGATTAGCTGCTGCAGGAGCAGATTTAGCAGGAGCACAAACAGGTTTAGGTGCTATTGGAGCAACTTATGCAGCTCCAGCAGTACAAGGAATACAAGGAGCACAACAAACACTAGGAACAGCTGGAACAGATTTAACAGGAGCACAGACTGCAATGGCTGGAGTTTCTCCATACATTACAGGAGCTGCAGGGCTAACAGGCACTGGAGCAGGAACAGGGGCAGGATCAATTGCTTCTTATATGTCTCCATACCAACAACAAGTTATAGATACAACATTAGCAGAATTTGATAGACAAAGAGCAGCACAACAACAATCTATATCTGATGCCGCAGTTGCAATGGGTGGTTTTGGTGGTGGTAGAGAAGGTGTTATGCAAGCAGAATACACAGCTCAATCAGGAAGAGACAGAGCTGCATTAGAAGCACAATTAAGACAACAAGGATTTAGTCAAGCACAAGCAGCAAGACAAGCTGACATGTCAGCAAGATTAGGAATTGGTCAAGCACAAGCTGGATATGCACAAGGTTTAGCAGGTATGGCTGGACAAAGAGCAGGACTAGCTGGTCAGCAAGGAGCTTTAGCACAAGGATACTTAGCACCAGGACAAATGATGGCAGGCATTGCAGGTCAACAAGCAGGAATGGCTGGTCAAAGAGCAGCACTTGCACAACAAGAATTAGGTGCAGCAGGAGCACTACAAGGTTTACAAGGAACAGATATTGCAAGAGCGGGTCAAGTGGGCGCAGCTGATCAAGCTTATGCACAAGCTGTAGTAGATGCACAAAGAGAAAAAGCAAGAATGGGATTATATGAACCATACGAAAGACTTGGTTTCTTAGGATCTGGTTTATCTGGATTAATGCAGGGTATGGGACCACAATATCAATTTGCTACTCAACCAAACCCTAGTCCACTAGCGACAGCTCTTGGAATAGGATCTACTCTTGGTGGTATCTATGGTAATGTAATGGGGCCATATAGAACACAAACGAATTAATTATGAATAGAACTTTAAGAAGACCAATGTTTAGAATGGGTGGTACTGCTGAAGGAATTACTTCAGGTTTAGATACACCTAAGAGAGGTTTAGTAGATGGACCAGGTGGCTACGCAGGAAAAACTCTTGAACAGATGGGTGTTCCTAAAACTTTTATAACTGCTCACTCGCATTTACCAGACAGAGATATTCAAAGAGCATGGCAAACAAAACAAAGAGAACTTGATGAATATTTTGCAAACGAAAAAAATATTGACACAACATCC